CCGACGCTCAAGCAGGAGCAGATCGACATGGGCATCGACGCCATGAAGTTAGACTGCGAGGATCTGATGTTCGACAACGTGGCCGAGCTATGCTCGAGCGCGGTGCGTGGCGCCCTGGTCGCGCCGGAAGGGCGCAAGCTGGTCGTCTCTGACTTGTCCAACATCGAGGGGCGCGTGCTCGCGTGGCTCGCCGGCGAGAACTGGAAGACCGAAGCGTTTAGACAGTTCGACTATGGCGTCGGGCCTGACCTGTACAAGCTGGCCTACGCCAAGTCCTTTAACAAGAAGGCTGAAGACGTCACGAAGGACGAGCGCCAGATCGGCAAGGTGCAGGAGCTGGCCCTGGGCTACCAAGGCAGCGTCGGGGCGTTCAGCAGCATGGCTGCGCTCTACGGCGTGTTCCTGCCTGAAAAGGAGGTGCGCGACATCGTGGACGCATGGCGCAAAGCGCACAAGCACGTCGTCAAGTTCTGGTATATGCTGGAAAGCGCCGTCAAGGACGCAATCCGAGAGCCCGGTAAGCGGCACGTTGTGCGCGACCTGGGCATCACATACGCCGACACTTGGCTGCGCATTAAGCTGCCGAGCGGGCGCTACCTCTGCTATCCGAACGCGGGCATTAGTGAGGGCTCGATCGTCTATGATGGCGTCAACCAATACACCAAGAAGTGGGAGGTCATTGAGACCTATGGCGGCAAGCTGGTCGAGAACGTCGTCCAGGCAGTGGCGCGTGACGTGCTAGCATCCGGCATGTTCAAGGCCGAAGAGGCTGGGTACGCCGTCTGCCTGCATGTGCATGACGAGCTGATCACTGAGACGCCTGACGATCCGGCATATAGCCCTGACGGTCTGGCGGCGCTTATGTCCGCTAACCCGAGCTGGTCAATGGAGCTGCCGCTTGCTGCGGCCGGCTTCGAGACCCACCGCTACAAGAAGGACTGAGCCGTGACGCCCGCAGGCAAGCTACAGGCGCATCTCAAGCACGTTGTGCAGCAAAGTGGCGGTCAGTACCGCAAGGTGCGCTGGGAGGGCCGTAGGGGCTGCCCAGACTGCTTTGTGTGGTGGACGTGGCCTCGTGCCGCCTTCATCGAGATTAAGGCTCCAGGCGACCGCTACAGCAAGCTTCAGGAGCGCGAGATCGCGCGCATGAAGGACGCCGGCATCCCGGTCTATACTGTGTCGACGATCGAGGGCATCGACTTTGTGGTGGCGGAGATCCGCTGATGGCTAACTTTACGCCTCACAGCTATCAACGCCCGGCCATGCAGTGGCTGTACGAGAAGCCGCGCTGCGCCCTGTGGATGCCTATGGGCGGCGGCAAGACGGTCACGACGCTGACGAGCCTGGACAACCTGTCTATAGTCGAGGACGTGTACCCAGTGCTCGTTCTGGCGCCTCTGCGGGTCGCTAAGACCACTTGGCCTGATGAGATTGGCAAGTGGGAGCATCTCAAGCATCTGCGCGTCTCGCCGATCATCGGCAACGTCAAAGAGCGCCAGGCGGCGCTTGACGTCGATGCTGACATTTACACTATGAACTACGACAACCTTGTGTGGCTGCAAGCCGCCCTGGGCGCCAACTGGCCGTTCAAGACGGTCGTTGCGGATGAGTTCACACGCCTGAAGAGCTTCCGGCTGCGCCAGGGCAGCAAGCGCGCGGCCGCCCTGGCACGCGTGGCGCACACGAAGGTAAGCCGCTTCATCGGTCTGACCGGCACACCGAACCCGAACGGCCTGCAAGATCTCTGGGGCCAGACCTGGTTCTTGGATGGCGGCGAGCGCCTGGGCAGGACGTTCAGCGCCTTTAGCGACCGCTGGTTCGCAAAGGGCTGGGACGGCTACAGCCTCAAGCCCCTGGCATCGGCGCAGAAGGAGATCGAGGACCGCCTGCGCGACGTCTGCCTCACGGTCGAGGGGCTGCCGGTGCATGAGCCTGTGCGCAATTACATCAGCGTCGACCTGCCTGCAAAGGCGCGCAGGGCTTACGACAGCATGGAAAATGATATGTTCGCGGAGCTTGAAGAAGCTGGTATAGAAGCATTCAACGCCGCCGCTAAGACTATCAAGTGTTTGCAGCTCGCCAACGGGGCTGTGTATACTGACCACGACGGCAACTGGGAGGAGGTGCATGATGCTAAACTGGATGCACTCGACAGTGTTATCGAAGAAGCCAACGGCGCGCCCGTCCTGGTGGCCTACCATTTCAAGAGCGACTTGGCCCGCCTACAAAGCCGTTACCCTAAGGGCCGGGTGTTGGACGCTAAGTCTGACACGATCAGGGACTGGAACGCCGGACGGGTGCCATTACTATTCGCTCACCCTGCGTCGGCGGGGCACGGGCTTAACCTCGCAGAAGGCGGCAACATCCTCGTCTTCTTCTCGCTCAACTGGAACTTAGAAGAGCATTTGCAAATCATCGAGCGCATCGGGCCCATGAGGCAAGCGCAGGCAGGGCTGAAGCGTCCTGTGTTCGTGCATTACATCATGGCACGCAACACGGTGGACAACATGGTCCTCGGGCGCTTGCAGTCCAAGAAGTCGGTTCAAGAGATCATGCTCGAGGCACTAAAAAGGAAAAAACATGAAAGCGATTAAAGATGCTAATGAAGAGCTCAACGAGATGGCTAAGATGCCAGAGCCAAAGGCCGCCGAGCTGCTGGGCCGCGCTGCGGCGCACATGCACGAACGATCGGCAACCTATGACGATCTGGACGGCGAGAGGTCAATGAGCAAGATCGTGACGGCCTTCAACGCCATCACAGGCCGCGACCTGACCGAGAGCGAGGGCTGGATGTTCATGCAGCAAGTCAAGCTGGTGCGCCTGTTTACGCGCAGCGACTATCACGCCGACAGCGCCGAGGATAACATAGCCTACGCCGCGTTGCTGGCCGAAGCGAAGGGAGACGGACGTTGACGCCAGACAGTTACGATTTGGTGCTTGCTGAATTAGGCATGCCCCGCACCCGCGAAAACTACTTGTGGGTGATGTACGACGGCAACCTACCCGAAGATTGGGACGAAGAAGCCGAGGAGCAACTGCCCCTCGACCTTCGGGTTACTTGACTTGGAACATGCGGCGCACAGGCTTGCCGAGTAGTTCGGCGATCAGATAGCGGGCTTCGTCCGGCGAACTTGAGTTATTCCAGATGTCGGCGATGGCTTTCTTTAGTTCAGGCGTTTTGCCTGCCTGACCCCAAAGATCGCGGACGCCTTCCCACGTGGCCGACTGAACCTCGCGGGGGGTATCAAAACCCATTTCCTTCGCGGCTAAGGTGTGCATGTCCGAGATTGGGCCGTACAGACCCTTCGACCCTGTGCGAGCTACATCAGCGGCTGCGGGAGCTTCTTTAGTCCCGCCAAGGCCCATAGCACGGTACACTATGGGGTCGTTACCGCCGCCGGGGAATAGTGACGCTGCGCCTGCGCTGTGCGTGTCGATAGTCGATATGGGCGACGCGCTGTATGGGTTGGAGATGTTGTTAAAGAACGACGGCACCTTACCTCCGCCTAAAAGCTGGCTATTTATGCTTTGCATGCTTGGGTCGTCCATGATGGCCAGAGCTTTGCTGACGCTGTCGCCACTACCCCAAGTCATGCTGCCATAGGGGTCCCCGTACTCACCGGAAAGGTCTATCTTCCGAACCATCGGGTCGTTTCGCGTGGCGTCGGCCAGCGAGACGCGGGCGAATTTGGCAAACTTGTCGGGCAGTTCCTCATACGGCATGGACGCAATTCGTTCTGCGTAATCAGGGCCGAGAGCTGCGATGGCTCCGGGCTTCTTATCCGTATCGATGCGGTTTTGGATATAATTGCGGGCGGCTGCTGGGTCGACTTCAAACCTGTCACCGAACATGTCCATCATGCGGTCTACGCGAGCGACGTTGATGTCCCACGGCGTCTGAGGTGAGGTAACAGCGGCAACGCCGTAGCCTGCTTCTGGTGGCAGCCCGGCGCGCTCAGCGGCGCGTGCCGATACCATGTTCGCAGTTGGGTACCAGCCCCGTGCGGCTTCTACTTTCTCTGGCGACATCAAATCCGACATAATGAACTTGAGATTGTCCGCACCACGGCGCACGCCTTCCTCGTATATCCGCTCTGGATTAGCGCCAGCCAAGCCCCGCATAAACGGTTCCTCGGCAAGCATGTTCATGTTCTTTTCGAAGGCAGGGGGTGCAGCGCGCAATGCTTCGCCTGTTTGGATAAGAAGCTGCTCGTCAGGGTTGCCTTGAGTTGCGTAGTTGGGCGCGGTAGGACGCCGCGTGCTCACCATGAACGGGGTTTCGGCCCCTTCTAACTGCGCAGGACGTTTTGCTGCCAACGGTTTTGCCTTTGGTGTCTTAGGCGTAACCTTCACGGAAGGCGTTGCCTTCTTCGCCGTCTTTGTCGCAACATCTACGCCTACATTTGCCGCAACTCTGCCTGTACCGCGAAGTTGGGGGTTAACCACACCAGCCACGGCGAGAGGAACCATAGCGGCGAGTTTCTTTCCGCCGCCTTCGTTACCGCGTGACCGTTCAGTCGCCGCCTGCTGAAATACGCGGAACGGGTCGGCCAGCGGATCGATGTACCCAGCCTTCAGCAGTTGCAAAGCCCCCGTAACGGGATTGGCGCGGAGAGCTTTATTCTGTTTGCGCAGCCAGTCCTCTGCACCTTGCACGCCGCTGCGAATGTCGCGCACAACGCTCTGAGGTGTGGATCTCGTCACGTAGTCATATGCGGCCCCGCCGAGCGTAGCCGCTGGCGAGTTGCGCGGGTTTACGACAAGCATATCTCCGAGCGTGCGCAGGTAATCGCCAGTAGAAGGCTGCGTTACCCGAGGTGCGCTCTTTTTCTTCTCGGCCATTGCCAACCCCTCTTAACGGCGCATGCCGTAGTATTGTGCCAAGTCGGCGAGGGTTACCCCGCCGCCGTTGCGGAACGCTTGCACGGTGCCGCCACGGTACATCGCTGACGGGGGCCTGGAGAGTTCTGCGAGTTCCTTAACGCGACGACCAGTCGCCAGTTCGACGTACGTGTCCGTCTCAGGGTCGTATTCAACGGCCTTGTCACCGAACATCGTCGCCCCTTTCTCCGGGATAGGCGCCGTCTCAGGGACCGCCGCAACAGCAGCTGGAGCTATCCCGTAACTATTTGCGAGATCAGCTAGGCCCTGTTTAGGATAACCCTCAGTGGCGGTAACGACGATCTCTTCCGACGGCTCCGCGTCAACAGGCATCGTTGGGGTACCGATACCGTATTCGTTCATCAAACGCGCAACGTCATACCCACGAGCGCCAAGTTGCGCTATCGCGAGGGGTATCGTGGGAACTGCCGTGGGGTATTTTTCGTTTAGCGCGGCGAGCTTCGTTGTTATCGGACTAACGGCGTCCACCACTTCCTTGCCGTAACGCGCACCTGTACCCGCTAGGCGACCAGTACCGAATGCCGCTTCTCCAACGACGCGTGGGATAAGGGTGGGCAGCGCGAGAAGCGTCGCGGGATTTACAGCAGCACCACCGAACATGGAACCCGCAGCTAGTGTGCCAGACAGGCCGCGAGGTGTGGCGCTACTGAGCATTTGCCCAGCGCCGCCAGCCTTAACAATACCTTCGGGGTCGTACCTCGCGAGGGTTTCGCCGAGATTTACCCGCTGGCCGTAGTTGGTGCTGGCGTTGTTGCGCCAGATGCTTTGCAGTTTGCGCGTTGCGGCGTCTACGTTTACGCGGCGGTCACGGCCCGGTGCGAGGCTGAATGCGTCCTCCAGTTCCTTGACAGCCTCGATACCCTCGCGGGACGCTTTCATGGCAGCCTCGTACAGCGGATCGAAGTCCGCGATCAAGCCTTTGACCGCGTCGTAAGCCGAGCTGGCAATTTGAGTAGCCTTGCTGTCGTATGCACCTGTCGCCTTCGACCCAATGTCGAAAAGGTTCTGCTTAAAGTTGTCAACATTGATGGGAAGCAGCAAGTCGGGGTTCTGCACCGCCTGCGTGGCGTACTCGTCCGTTGTACGCTTCATGCGCTCCCACGCAAGGTGTTCCGTCGGACGATCTGTCAGCTTGAGATAGTCGTCGTAGTTGTCGGGTTTAATGTCTTCGATGCGCTTCTGGACTTTAGTAAAGTCGAGAGGCTGGGGGTTGATGCCCAAAGACGCCGTGTTGTCCAGATATTGCTGATAGTTCTCAGCCTTGAGGCGATTTACGGCCTCACGCGCGGCGGCCACGTTGGCTTCCGTTGCGCCAGCCGCATTGCGCATGTTCTCCGTTAAGGCTTTGCTACGCGGGGTTGGTTTGCCTGCCATACCTTGTGCGAAGCCTGCGCCAGTCGCCTCACGAATGGCGGGGCCGCCAGCACCTGAAGGAAAGCCGACAAGGTTCGACGGCATGTTCTCAATGCCTTCCATAGCACCCGGTGCTTTGTTCTTGGCGGCGGAATACATTGCCGGAATGCCTCCGGTGACAAACCTTTCGGTCAAGGAAAGGGGGTTAGTGTTAAGGCCAGCTTTGACTGCTTTTTCACCTACCTTACCAAGAAACCCAGATGCCCTCGTTGCCAGCGTCCCGCCGCCACTGAGCAATATCGAAAGGTCGCTGGCGATGCCGACAGGGTCTTTGATTGCCGAGCGCTTGATGTTGTCTAGACCGCCGTAGCGTTCCTCAAGCATTTGTGTGACGGCGGCAGTGGTTTCACCCATAGGCTCGCCACCGGCCTGCTTGATAAGCTCAACAGCTAGATCGGGCATTGACTTGTACAAGCCCACGCGCTCGGCGGTTAGTATGCTTAACAACGCGTCCCTCGGAATGGCCGCGAAACCCATAGCAACTTGTGCAGCACTTTCAGGAAGGTTGCGTCCTAACTGCGCAATACCTTCGAATAGACCGGCGTTTTTACTGGCTGACGTATCAACCTCTCGGTAGTCAAAGCCCGGTCCGGGCATTCCGCCCTCGGCCTTAACTTTGGCGATGTCTGCGCCAACGGAAAGTGCGTTGTCGCGGAAACCTTTAGCCGTCTCTGGCGTCACGATGCCGTTGTCCGAGGCAAAGCCTGTGATCATGTCGGCCCAACCTTCAGGCGTGAAGGCTTCTGACGTCTTGTATGCGTCAGCCTGCGCTGTCTGCTCAGGCGTGAAGCGATAGCCCTTAACGTCTTCGCCTGAAATCTGCGCGCCCGGAGGCAGCTTATCGAACAGGCCGACGGAAGATTGCCGGTCTTCAGCCACGGCGGGCTGGAGGGTCTTCTTATACGCCTCCACGTCAGGAACGTAGGCTTCACCAAAATGCGGGCCTACGACTTCCTTGATTGGGTCGATGAAAAATGTCTCAGGCAGACCTGCGGTTTTCAGACGGTTGTTGGTCGCTGACACCCGCGATATAGCGCGATCACGCTCGGTTTTGTACGCTATGTTGTAGGAGCGAACGCGGTTGGATAGAATGCGGCGTATATTGGTACGCGTTTCTTCGGTAAAGACACCGCCATTGCCAGTGAACTCTTCTTGAAACTTTTTCGGAAGCCGCTCAAGGGCGGATTGCAGGTTTTGAAAACGCTGTTCATCGCCCTCTCTGACGGAGCCTAAAGGGTCTTGAATTTTGGCGGACAGCATTACCAGTTCGCTGTCGCCCTCTTTGTCTTTTGGCGTGCGAAGTGCGGCGGCGTACTGAGGGAGAGCGAGGACATACGTCTCCACCGACTTCGCTTTACTGAAGCGGTCGGCTTCCTTGCCTGAAACATCGGCAGCCTCGGAGACAAGTTTCTGCTGCGAGCTGGTTAAGCTGCTTTCAGCCTGTGGACCCGCAAACGGGGCTTTCGCCGTTTCCGTTTGGATGTCGAGGGCGCCCTTGGTAATCTCCTGACCCTTCTTCGTCTGCTCAGGTGTTGCTCGCGTGTCTAAAAAGTCCGCAGGATTAAGCGTTTGCATTTAACGTCCTTTGTTCTTTGCGCCGCGATCATACGCAGCTTTAAGTTCTACGGCGTACGACGGATAATAATCCAACGCGGCTTGCAAGTTTTCTGGTGTCGGGTCCTGTTCGAGCGCCTTGTAATACCCCGGCATCGGCACACGGTTGTACTTTGCGCCCATAGTCTCGTTCGTATACGGATTAACCAGCTTATCGCCAACCGCAATCCCGCGAACGGGTTTATTAGCAGCCAGCTCCGCACGGTAGAGCTGCCCGGCTTGAGTAGCGCCAGACTGAAGCATGCGAAGCTGTTCGCCTCCAATCTTGAGGCCGTATTGCTCGAGTAGCATGTCGCGCTCTTCTTGTGCTTTGCGCTTCATCGCCTGCTGGTTGAGCAGCGTCTCGCTAAGGTTGCCAAGGCTTTCGCCGAACGAGCCAGTCTTAGTCGGCTTGCCGAGCGCGGCAGCGATGGCCAGCCACTTCTCTGAGTTAGACGGTCCTGCGCGGCGCTCACGAAGTTTGTTCTGCGCGGCAGTTAGCAAGTTGATGTTGGCGTTGATCTGGTCGGTGACGCTCTTCTGCGCAGCAGCATACGCAGGGGCGCTGCTGACGCCGCCGAGGCCACCAGTGGCTCCACTCGCGACGGGCGTATCATCTACGGCTACGTCGTCTGAGCTCTGGTCCGTATATTCTTCTCCGTCCATCGTGACTTCCTCTGCGTAAGGCGCCGATTGAGGCATGCCTAATTCTTGCTTCATTTTACGAATGTGGTCTACCTGCCACTGATCGAGGGGCGGATTTGTAGCGTTCACTTTCCACCCAGTCCCTTGTACGTTGCGTATGCCTGGCCGGCCGTGCTGAGCAGCGACGGCTGATACACGCCTGGTATTTCGGTGCCGACCTTCGTCGCAGCTTGCGGTACGGCTGGCTGGACGCCTTGCAGCGCGCCTGTCATCGCCTTGATCTGCTCCTGCGGATACGCTTGCCGTGCAAGGAAGTCTTCGCGAGAAATGTCGAGGTTCTTCTGCGCCAGAGCCTGCTGCTGCGAGCCGATCTGTTGGAGAGCGCCTGCGCCAGCCAGCTCCTGCTGCTGACGCTGCTGCGCAATTCCTGCCATCTGCTGAGCTGCGGCGAGTTGGTTCGACGTGTCTTGCCCGTACAGAGCGCCGCTGCTCTTGCCGATGTCGGCGAGCATCTGCTGTTGCCCTTGTGTGAGCGCGCCGCTGCTCTTGCCAACGTCGGTGAGCATCTGCTGCTGTGCCTGTGTGAGCGCGCCGTAGGTCTGGCCGATGTCGGCCATCCGCGAACCAGCACCAAGCAGCGCCTGCTGCTGAGCGCCGCCCAAGCCACCTGCGGTCGATGCGAGCTGCGCCTGGCGCGCCAGATCAGTCTGGGCCGCCTGCTGTGCCTGGCCGTAGCCCTGTTGAAGCGCTGAGGACTGCTGCGCCGAAATGCCTTCCATTGCGTCGCGGATGGCGCGGCCGGTAAGCTCAGCTTGACGCGTGCCGCCAAACTGACCGGCGCGGATCATCTCACCCTCGATACCAGGCAGCACCTGCTCTTGAAGCGTGCGCGTGCCGAGCTGGCCAATGCGATTGACAACCTGCTCAGTGTACGGGTTCATGTACTGGCCGACCGTCTGAGCGGCAGACTGCCCAGCGGCACCCAAGTACGGCTGCGCCATCTGGAGGCCGAGCGCGTCAGTGCTGCCTGCAACGTAGCCTGTGCCCTGCTGAAGGCCTGGCGTCGCGGCTGTAACGCCAGACATGCCGGTCGCTTGATTAAAGTAGGGCTGCGCTGCGCCCAAGCCGGACATGCCAGCAGCTTGGCCGAAGTACGGCTGAGCTGCGCCGAGGCTTGAACGGCCGAGCGTCCCCTGTGTTATGGATGAAGCTTGTCCCAGCTCAGGGCGGAAATTGAACGCGCCTTCACGCGTCGCTTGGAAACCAGCCTGCTGATCCGGCGCAAAGTCCGCAACGCGTGGGATCGCTTTGCCTGACGTGTCGACGTATTCCTGAAACGGGCGCGCTGCGACCGCTTTCTGGTTAGCGAGGATGTCCATCGCATAGTTAGTGTACCAGTCCGGCAGAATTGTCTGCTGGGTGGACGAGACAGGAACAGCCTCGACGGGCTTACCCTCTGTCAGGAAATCCAAAAAGCCCATTACGTACGTCCTCCTGACAGATATTTCTCAGGCCGTTTAGCATTAACACTAAACTTGCCCTTAGCCAAGTTGCGGCCTTTATGTTTACGAACTTTAACGCGCATCTCATCAAGTTTCTTTGCGCCGGCTTTGCTCGAGCCATCGCCCAGGAGGGCAACGGTCTCTGCGTCTATCACGTATTCGCCATCGGAAAGCACCGCAGGGATGTCGTCCGAGCGGCCAGTACCAGGGCCATCAACGGCGAAGCTATCGCGGGATGAGCCGCGTGCGTAGCCCTTTGCGGCGAATGCGCCACCTTCGGCGAAGCGCATGTCGTCAGGGACGTACATCGCTGGGCCAGCGGGGTTGTTCGGTACGGGCGTTGTAATAGGCGCAGCCGTTCTTAGTCGATCAGGTATAACGAACGGGTCACTGGTTCCGTCATCGTAAATGTTGTAGGGAACCCTCCGACCGTCAACTAACCGCGACCCTTGGCCAATTATCGTTCGCGTGGGTGCCATGCCGGCGACCCGCTTGAAGGTCTCTTCACCAAGTGTGCCCGGACCGTAGCCAGCGTATGGCGATGTAGCTTTGCTCAAGTTCATGCCAGCCGGAATGTCCATCGCTGGGCCCATGGCGTAGCGGTATGCGTCAGTCGCAGGCGGCGTCGTGTAATCGAGACCGCCAACTTTGAACGCGCCGTCCACGCCGGGCGTGGGCAGTTTGGCTGAGAAGATTGGGTTGAGCGCCTGAGAGCCGGGCGTACCGCCTCCGCCACCACCGCCGCCACCGCCTCCAATGCCGCCAACAAGATTAAGAAGGGCGAGCGCATCAGCAAGGCTGAGCTTCCTCTTCCGCTCTTCTTCTTTTGCTTTCTCGTCATCGGACTTCTGGTTGGTATCATCAAGCACGGTATCTGCCAGAGTAAGACCACCAGTGCTGGGGATGGTTTCCCTACCCGTTACCTTGATAAGGTCTGTATCATCAAATTCTGTCGTTGTTTGAAGAAGCCGATCTACGTCGGGGTTGCCTGTAGTAAAGCCGCCTAAGTTTGTGCCGGGCACGACCCGAGAGCCAGTTACCTTGATGAGGTCTTCATCACTGAGCTCTTGCGCCTCCTGTTGCAGAAGCCGATCTACATCGGGGTTCCCCGTGAAACCGCCTAAGTTTGTGCCGGGCACGACCCGAGAGCCAGTTACCTTGATGAGGTCTGTATCACCAAATTCTGTCGTCGGTTGAAAAAGCCTGTCCACCGCTGGGTTTCCTGTGAAACCGCCTAAGTTTGTGCCGGGTGCAACCCGTGCACCAGTGACGTTGATGAGATCGCCATCATACCCAGTGTTGTAAGGCGTGCGCGTTTCGGGGTTGGTTACGTTGTCTGCTCTGGCGTCTCTCAGATATTTCTGAGCTGGCGTTTTGAACGCACTGAGATTTACGTTCGGTGTCGAAAGGGGCGTACCGCTGACGACAATGGGTCCGCCGGAGACGGCACTAGCTTCGCCGCCAGTGCTTGCGCTGGTGTCACCGCCAGTACTTGCGCTGGTGTTGCCGCCACGGAATATACTGCCAGACTTGGTGCTTATGCCTAGTTCGTTTTGGATGGAAGGCGCGACGTAACTGAGCGCGCCAGAAGCGACGCCACCGAGCAGCGAACTTTTCAGGTTCTGGCCGGTAGCCAAGCCACCTGCGGTTGATCCGAGGCCCGTACCCAGCGCAGTGGCCGCCTTAGCCCCAACACCTGCGCCCTGTAAAGCTGGTCCGAGTACTTGGCCGCCAGCGGCGCTTAGGCCGCCCATGATCGCGCCCTTGACTGGATCGCGGCCAGCCATAGCGGCACCCGCGCCACCAGCGATGGCGGCGGAGAGAACAGGCCCAGCAAATTGAAGGCCGGGGACGAGGCTAACTACAATAGGCAGCGCCGTGCCGACAATCTGCCCAAGCGCGCCCAGTGTGCTCTTATTAGCCTTCTCGTTGGCAACGGTCGTGTACGCGCCTGACGGGTCTGCCGTTTGGATGTCGTAGTTTGCCTTGCGACCAAGGCTGTCGGTCAGGTTCTGACCTACTTCGGTCGCCTTGCGCGCAGCGTCAACCCCTGTGCCCTCGAACACAATCGTATTGGTGCGGAGGTCAACGAGGCGCACCGGCTGGTCGGGCGTCACTGCAAAAACATTGCCGCCCATTCTTCCCGTAGGGTTGCCTTTGTTAGATACCGGCGCGGTGATGTACTGTATGTTTGGGTCTTGAATGACACCGCCCATCCGACCGCCACCAAAGCCGCCTAGACCGCTTAGGTCCAAACCAGCCAAGCTGCTCATGTCGAAAGGCGCAGCCTCTTGCGTCATCGGCATAACCGCCGCCTCACGGGGCGTGTCCATGATTGGCGCTGCGCCGCTCATCGGCATGACTTCAAACGGCGAGGGCTGAGGCGTCGCCTGCGGAAACGCGCTAAATGACGGCATCATCGGCTGCGCCGCGCCGCTCATCGGCATGGCTTCAAACGCAGAGGGCTGAGGCATCCCCTGCGGAAACGCGCTGAACGACGGCATCATCATACCCTCGTCGGGCATGAAGAACTCTTCAGGCGCCCCAAAATAGCGAGCTCGCATATCTACTGCCATTAACCCTGTCCTTCAAGCATTGGGTAAGCTCTCATCGCCCATTCCCGCCAGTCGTCAAATTGATAAGGGTTTGGTGGGTTGCGCTGCACAAATGGCTGTGCGCGTACGAACCCAGTGGCCCAGTCTTGCCAATCCGCATCGTCTTCCAGTTTCCCGAAAGACCAAGCGTCTCCGTTGGACAATATAACAGCGTCAGCCCATTGGCGCAATGTCATGCCGCGCGGATCAATCATCAGCCGATCACCGTGCCATCGCCAGGCTGGAGGTGCGCCAGCACCAAACCCATTTGGTAGTCGCCGCCGATCGTGTTCGACGCAAACTTAAAGCGAAGCTCACGGCGCTGCGTCTTAAAGTAAACGACCTGTTCCTGCGGCGTCTGCGGCGTCTCGACGATGATGTGCTCTTCGCTGTAGACCTCAGGGGCGCGGGCGTTAGCGCGGCCGGCGACCTGTACTGTCATGTCGCCAGACTGCACAAAGTCAGGCTCGAGCATAAGCACCTGAAGCGCCTTGTTCTCTTGGCTCATCACTGGCATGGATAGGTCGGCGGTCTCAAAGAACGAATAGACTGGCTGAATGTCTATCCCGTCGATCTCATCCGTACCGACCTCATGCACCCACAGTCTATACTGGTCAATCTCGCTGTCCTGCGTGACGCGCACGTCGTCGCCCTGCGTGATGCGCGTGTCGTTCGCTTCAGTGACGCGGATCTCTTCAGCGCTCACCGTCGGGATGATGCCGGTCATCAGCGGCTTGGGGAAGACGCTGGTGAAGACGCCGGCAGAGCGGCCGCCGTTGGGCAGCTCGCAGTCGTACCAGGTGTTCTCGCGGATGTTGTAGATCACCGCATGGCTCGGTTCCGTAGCGTCGCCGCGCGGATAGCACCACCAGATCTCGCCGAAGCGCGGCACCTTAACCGCAAACACCTTCTGGCGGTACTGCTGGTTCAGCCCGTCGAAGAAGTAGTTCTGGTTCATGTCGTTCGGTATCTCGCGCACGACGCCGTTGAAGCTCAGGAAGCGGTCGGTGCCGATCCAGTAGAAGATGCCGTCATACTCGATAACCGTGTTCGAGCCGAGGATCGACGTCTGCGTGCTGATCGTGTCGAATTGGAAGACAGCGTCGCCGCCCACATAGGACGCACGTAGAAGGCTGTCTGCCGACCAGAACAGGCCAGACGGTGCGTTGCCAGGACCGCCGCGCAGCGGCATGGCGCGCACAAGCTTCTGGCCGGTGATGTTAGCAGCGCCAGAACCGCTGCTGGTAAAGTTAGTCGGATCGCCAGGCACAGACCACATGACGTAGCCGTTGTCGCCAAAGGCGAAGGTGTACGGATGCAGAGCCACGACGCCGCCCGTCAAGCTGTAGCCTGTGGGCAGGTTGGTCACCTCTTGAAGCGCGTCAGTGTCAAACAGATCGCCGTAGAAGAGCTGACCACCGTCGCTGTTGCAGATACAGTTAAGGTTCGGCGCGACTTGAGCCACGAGCTGCGTGCCGCCCAGACCAACCGCCGTGTCGACGTCGAACTGCCACATGTTAGCGTCGTTCAGGTCAAGCGTGGCTGGCGTGCGGTTGGTGATGACCGACGTGTTGAAGCCGCCATCAATGTAAAAACGCTCGACAAAGTTCGCCGAGCCGCTGTGAACATACGTCAGGTTGTCTTGCGTGTACTCGTGCAGCGCCCTGCTGATCTCGCGCAGATATTTGCTGATCGAGCGGTAGCCGCCCATCTTACGCGGCAACCCGCGCTGCCAACGGACCCACTGCCCGTCGACGTAGCTGTCGCCTTCAAACTTGGTCCCATCCCGCTTAATGCCGGGCCCAGACCGGATCTGGACAATCTTTTCAGCCATCAGCCAAGAGCCACCGCAAACACGATGGCCTCGTCGGCCCCGCCGCCACCAGTGACGCCGATAGCCGCCTGCGCCGCTGCCTGATCGACGGCGGTAAAGACGCCGATGCCGACCGTTGTGCCGCCCAGGTTGATGAGCGCACCGCCAGCCGTTGTCGCTCCCGTGCCGCCATCAGCAATGCTGATTGGCGTCGATATGCCGCCGGTCTCAGCGTCAACGACGTCAGAACCGTCGCAATACAAGATTGCGCGGCTGCCGCGCGCGACGAGGACACCTGGCGTCTGTGTGTTTGTCCTGACGCGCAGGGTGAACGAGCCGCCCGTTGTGTTGTTGTAGACCCAGTATTGCTGTGTCGTCTTAGGCACGACAATCTCGACGTTGCCCGTGATCGCGCCAGTGAACTGGTAGGCAATACGGTTCAACTCGGCGCCCGAGAGCGTGTAGTTGCCGCTCACGCCGCCAAGGTTGATCGACGTAAAGTCGAACGCAAACACGGCGCTCTGACCGAGACCCAGCGTGAACCAGTTCAAGCCGTCGGTGATCAGCGTGACGCTGTCGCCAGGCGCAAGGGTGAGGGACGCTGCGCCGTTGACGGTCTCAAGGCCCTGAGGTGTTACGACGCAGTTGCCTGAGCCTTCGTTACGGACAGCGACGAACCAGTCGTTGCCGACTGACACCGCCGAAGGCAGCGTGAATGTGCCGAGGCCACCGTTCCACACGTAAGCTTTGGCGCGATCGGTAGCGCCAGCAGTATAGCTCGTGTTGAAGAGCGTCACAGGCGTTGACTGAGACAGCGTCGAGCCTGTCGCGGCCAAACCGTAGCCAGCAAGTGCGGAGGCCTGCGCCTGCGCAGTCGCGGCGCCGTAGCGGAAGACGCGCCATGTGCCCGAGGCCGTGCTGTTGTCGATCAGGTAGATCTGCCACTGCTCGCCCTGCGCAATCGACGCCAGGGTGACGCCGGTGCTGCTCTTGATGGTTACCGACTGCGGGCCGAGGTTGTTGAACAGGATCGTCTGCCCCGTGCCGGTCTGATCGGCCGGCGGCATGAAGAGTGAGTAGGAGCCTGTCGGCGTGATGTCGATGATGCTGGCGGCCGGATACTCGGTCGTGCTGCTCTCGAGAGGCCACTCAAGCGTCGTATCGGCGGTCAGCGCCAGCGCCAGATAAGACACGTCGGACGGGTAGATTGTCGTCCCACCGAAGACCTGTGTGTAGGTGTTGGTCATTAGGCCTCCTTACGAACCGCTGAGCGGTCGAGTATCTTGGCGAGATCTTCGCCGTTGAGCATAGCGGCAGCGCGATCGTACATCTGTTGCCAAACTGGAATGCGTTCGTCGTTCTTCAGGAACGGCGTCGCCTCAAGCAGCGTGCCGTAAAGCAGGAGCTGCGGAGCGAAATCGGTAAGCCAGTTGGTCTGCACAACGTCGTCCAACAGCGGCGGGATTTCGTAGTATAGGATTTCGAACGGGTATTCCGCGTCCGGCGTCGGCGCAATCAGCCAGTGGTTGTAATCATAATCGCTGTAGAAGATCGGCTCTTCAGTCGCGGTACGATCGGGCCAGTAGCTCAAAAGGTACTCATAGGCGCGGGAGAAGACCACCTTGCGCGTGTTGTTCTGCGTGCCGGTGCCGATGTTGACCGACACGGTGTCGCGCCAGCGGTCAGGCTTGGGGTAGACGGACTGCCCGACTGCCAAAGTGCCGGTGACGACGTTGATGAAGCCCTGCACCTTGAGCTCACGGGAGATCCGGCGCTCTGCAAGGTTAATCAGACGCGGGATTTGCTCGTAAACAACAGGGTCAGACGCATAGGAGTTGCCACGCTCCAGGTAGCGCCGGACGTCCTCTTGGAGCGTCGTAAAGGTCATTGTGGTCGCCATAACACGCCCCTATATCAGTTTTTTACGTTTTGCGCACCCGAAAACCCGCTTTCATCATTTTACAGCTACTGCGTCTACCCATGCCTTAACCGTCAGGCGATGCTTGACGCTACAGTCTGTATACTTTGCGATGATGTCAGCTTCCCAAAGCGCGCGCTCAGGGTCAATCATTACCTTTGGTGGGTTTTGAAGTGTCGGGCACTTTGCCGCTAGGTTCGCCGGTGGCAGCGGCATTGGCGTCACTGACACCGCTTTCGAGCACCCGGCGCAAAGCATCAGAACCAGCGCAATCAACAGGAACGGCAGGAGCCGTTTTATATATTTCACGTATGGTGTTGGTGCGTTCGGTTGCCACCACATTGGCTTGATCCCGTTCAAATTCGTAGGTTTGCGAAACATTGTCTACCACCTCTTGTTTTTTAACACGTAGCTTTTCAGCCTTCTCCAGCGCCTTTGCGAACGCGGCATCGCACTGCCAGTCGCGAACCTTGTAGCCAGAAGCAGCGCCGATAATCAAAGCGCCTGCTAAACCATATATCATGATTGGGTTTATTAAAGCCATGCTGCGTACTTCTTCGTCTTTGCCTTACGGTCGTCAAGGCCATGCGTGCCGCCATTGATCCGCTTTGTCAGCGCGAGGATGGCAGCATCGCCTGTGCCTTGATCGCAGATCGACCAGAGCTTGTTCTTATCGAAGAACCACAGGGCGCTCTCGAAGGCCAGTTCGGTAGCGACAAGGTCAGGGTTGTCCATGATGTCCGGCCGGCCAATGTAATCGGAAAACGCTTGGTAGTTAAATTTCCCGGTGAGCTGGAGGGCCCCTCGGCCGCGAAAAGCGAAGCCTTCGCCTGAGCTTTCCGGCCCATTGCCCATACGGTTACCATAGACGCGGTTGGCGATCTTCTTTGGCTGGCGTTCGTAAGCACGAGCCAGTGCGTCGGTCGGGAAGTACTTGCGGAAGATACCGCGCAGCCCCTTCGCGCCGTAGTTCAAGTTCTCGCTAAAAGCCTTGAAGCCGCCACTTTCATGCGCTGTCTGAGCAAAGAAATGCGCTGCACGATTAGGTGATAGCTTATAATAAGCCGCAGCCGCCTTAAATGTGCCCGGGCCGAACGCGCCATCTGCCGTTACTCCTATTTTCTGTTGAAGGTTAATCAGGCTCATTTATCGTCCTTCCGATTATTCCATAGCTCAAAGAGCGTCTTAATCTTTTCCTCAACCACGGCGAGACGCACATCCATCTTGGCGAGGATGATGGTCAGCGTAATAAACGCCAATACGATTGGCCAAAGCTGGCCAATCAGTTCAACGGTGGAGAGATCGCCCGCCATTACGCTGCTGGGTTGCGCCAGTCAGGGAAGTCAGCCTCATCGACCACGCCATCGCCGTTTACGTCATAGCGCAGGTCGTTGCGGTACTTCTCCCAAGGCTCCATGTCGTCATCGTCTTCTTCAATGTCGCCTTTAGGGAAGATCGTCCCAGCAGGGCGGACCAACGGCACAGGATTATACTCACCGACTTCTGGTTCTGGTTCCGGTGTCGGCGCTTCTGGGTCGGGTTCTTTGTCACGCGCATTGGCGTTGAGGCTCAGGCCGCCAAGCAGACCGACAAACGCACCGATGATCGTCTGGAACGCAGGGTTGACCGTCTCAAGGATAGCTGCGCTGCTCACAACGTCATTCGACACAAATAGGCCAACGGCAAGCGCCAGCACGACGACAAGGATAACCGCAGACAGCGTGACGATGGCAACGCGGATGACAAACTCAACGGTATCGTTGACGCCGTCTTGTCTGCTTTCAAAACTATTTAGGAAGTTCATCTTCTTCTCCTTCTGTCTTTTTGGGCTTGATCGAGCCGCTGCCCTGCCCAGCCATAAGTCCTGCCAACGCCCCGACGATGAACGTCGCAATAGGGTTAATCAGCTTAAAAAACTCAGCGTCATTTGGGGACTGCCCCTCCATCGGCTGCGACACAAACACCAACGAGTATAGCACAGTCGCCACAATAAATGTAAGCGTCAGCGACAGTACGATGCCGACGATGAACCGCAGCAGTTCCTCTGGTGACCATTCGCTAGTCGGCTTCATCTTCTTCGCCCGTATTTATCAACCACTCGGTGCAGTAGCCCATAGCGACGCACTTGGGCTTCTTGCAGATTTCCTGCTGCCAGTTCGCAGGATCTTGGCAATCGTAGCGGTAGCGGTCCTGACAGCCCAACAAAAACAGCAGCACTGCTAAAATTGACGCGACCCTCATGTCAGCCCATCTTGAATGCAATTGTGGACAGAAGCGCAATTATTCCAGCGGCACTGCCAATCATAAGCGCCTCAATGCGCTTGATGCGCAATATGGTTTCCCGCCAGCGCTCAGCGCAGACGGCCTCGTGCGTGGTCAGGCGCAGGTTTACATCGTCGCTCATTTCAGGTTCCGCAGCTTATAGACGGTGGTCAGATACACTTCCGTGACACCGTCGATCAGGTTGGCCACTGCGCGGTTGCCCTTGCATATGTCCTCGTGATGCTCCTCGATCCACTCTGCGTCGGCCTCTAGGAGCTTCAACACGTCACGCTCAGTCACGCTGGGTGCTGGTATGTTGCCGATGAGACTGAACGCGCCTTGGTAGGCCTCCACGAGCTTGTCGATGGCGTCGATGACGCCGTCGTAGAACTTGCCCAGCGTCTTATGCTGCGCGTAGCTGCCGTCACCCTTTGCGCGCCAGTGCTCGAAGTGGGCCACGTTGCGTGCATAGAACACGCGGCTGATAAGTTGTTCGATCATTGGATTTCCTTACGCGATTGCCAAGAAGATGTAGGTACCGCCTACTGCGTTGAGAGCCGCAGGAGCCGCTGCCGTTACCTTAAAGCCAGTTGTATCAGTGTCCACGTAGTTCGTGCCGGTCTCTTCCACCGCTATGCTGTTGAGCAACAGATACGGATCGTTTCCACTGCTGATACCGCGTGCGCTATCCCAGACGTACCAGTCGCCTGTGCTATCCGTCCGCTTGATAAGCACAAAGCGAGCGCCTGTGGTGAACGCGCAGTTGACTGTCTGCAACGCGCCGGTTCCTGTGTAGCTGCCGACCTTGCTCACGCCGGGGCATGAGGCGAAGAGGTAGTTGACGTAGGTTGAGGAGCTGTTGTTGACTTCAACCGCAGTACCAAGTGTAAAGACAGTTGAGGTGGGCGTCGTGCTATTCCAACGGGTAGTTCCGGTAGCTTTAGCTGCTGTGGTATTCAGCACCAAGTATTCAGTGTTTGCTAGTGCCGCCGAATACGTTTGCCAACCGGCAGTAAGGCTACGGGTCTTCACAATCATCAACTCAGGCACAACGCCAAGGTTGTGGTTGAACGTGGTTGCAGAACCCGTCCCTGTGTAAGCCACCACATCAAAGAAGCCGGGGGCGCGGCTGAAGGCCCAGTTTGCATATGGGCGAGTTCCAAAGTTAATAACTCCGCCACCACTGTCTGCGCCAACGCCGTCGCCCGTGTTGTTCGCAAAGCTAGTAAGGCTATCTGTAAAATTAACTGCGTCTTCTGCCGCTGTTGAAGCTGGATTTAAGAAGTTTCCAGCCCCACGGAGCCTATCAAAGGCACCGGGCGAATTAGCTACGGTGCGTGTTTTTGATATATGCAAATCAACCGTAAAACCAGTTGTGATGGTTGCGGTTGCGTTGGTCCCATTACGCGCAATAGGCAAAAACACACTCGTCCCCAGCGTCGGGGTCCGCATAGGCCCGCGACGGATGGCGATGTAGATGTATGTTTGTGATGGACTAAGTTGCCCGTTCTGCCCAACGAACCCATTTGCCGTTGGGATTACAATAGGAGTGTTGCCAAATTCTGCGCCAGACGTATTAGCAAATAGCCCCTGAGTTGAACTATAGGACCATCCGCGCATGTTGTCAGCGAGTATCCATCCTTCTGTTGAAGACGATGTTTTTAGCAAAATCCACTGCGGTTCCCAGCCAAGATTTTGATTGGTAACATTCCCGCTGCCATCAGCCGTAAACGACCCACACTGAATAAGCCCAGTGGACGCTGTGTCGTGGGCGTAGAGGTAGGCAACGTAGGTGCCGCCCGATGCGTTGACCGTTGTATCCGTACCGACAGTGAACTCAGTCGCGGTCGGCGTTGTGCTGTTCCAGCGGGTCGTGCCAGTGGCCACAGCAGCCGTGCTATTAAGCACCTGATACTGCGTGTTAGCGTTGCTGCGGTGGTAGACTTGCCAGTCGGAAAAGCCATTTAGCCGCTTAACTATGATACACCCCGGAGCCACTCCGAGATTATGTGCAATGGTGCGATTAGCGCCATTCCCAGTCCACGTTACCAAGTCAAAAAACTTTGGTGACTTCTTAAATGACCAAGTGGCAAAAGTACTGCCGCTTCCGTTAACAGCCGTATCGCTTCCGACAGTAAAACCGGAGGTTCCAATAGCCAGCGTTCTCCCCGAAAAACTAGCCACATCGTTAGTCTGATTAGTTCTTAGATAGTCACTGTCGTTGCGGGTTGTGTCAAACAAGTAATGGGCGGACACGGCGCTGCGTCCCTTTTGCCAAACAAGGCCGCCCCCGCTCGCGAGATTTACGTTTGTAGTAACTGTCTGCGAAGACGCTCCGTCGCCCGCGTAAAGATACGTTGAGAACACGTCTTCAATAGCCGGAGGTAGATTACCCGCCAGCGGCCACAGACCCTGCTTCGTCCAGTACGCAGCGTCGGCCAGCGTCCACACGCCAGAGGCCGCGCCATTCTGGAGCGGGCCAGCGGGGGTTACAGGAGTTTTGCGGATTATTCCACCCGGCCAACGGTTGCTCATTTCTTGTTCCTTACGGGTTTATTATAGCAGTAGATGTCTCGCGATCCAAGTGCAGAGTGCCCTCGCAGACCATGCTGTAGTCCGCGCCAGTCTTCGTACCACGGCACGGCACGTTGATCTCGACGTTCTTCGTCAGATACTCCTTGCCGTCCTCGAACACGCGCCAGACGTGATCCATCGTGCCGCGACCCGGCTGGCCACGAGTTTGATTGTAGCGTACATGCACGACCGACATCAGATGACCTCCGCTGCGGCAGCGGGTGCGTACTCGACGCCGATGTTAAAGTGGACGAAGCGGATGGGCTTGTCGGATGCGTGGCGGGTGAAGCCGTGCGGCAGCCACGCGTTGGCGAAGATCAGCGTGCCCGGCTTGGCCTCGATGCCCATAGCGTTGCTGGCGGGCGTCACCTGACCCATGTCGGCCTCGGGCAGGTTGACCTGCACCTTACCCGCACGCGGGTCGTAGAACAGCGCCTTGGAGCAGTCCTCGGGCGTCTCAAGGAAGTAGAAGCCGACGAGCTGCGCCCCGTTGCCGTGGACGTGCTGCTCCATCTGCGAGTGCTTGTGATGCTCCTGCGTCCACATCTCAGTGAAGAAGGTGCTCGCGCCAGTCATGTCGCTGCCCTGATTGCTCAGTATCTGCCACGCGGAGCTGCCGACATACTCGCAGAAGGCGTGCATGCGCGGGTCGTCAACGAGGTTGCCTGTCATCTTGACTGGGTAAATCTCGTTGATGTCCTGCGGCTCGAAGTTATCCTCCGACACCGCGCGAACGGCGTCGAGGAACTCAGGCTTGAAGGCCGTCACGACGACAGTCGGGAAGCAGTATAGAGGCGTCAGCTCATCGCTCACGACTTATCCTCAAGGAACAGCGGCTTCATGTTCGTCAGCACGCTAGTGCGGTCGCCTTGGCTATTGATCACCTTCAGGGTGATTGCCTCGATGTGCGGCACAATCTGCGCCTCGAAGTCAGGGTGGCAGCGCATGGTGTTGAGGTGATCGTGCGGGATTGTACCAGCCGTGAGCAGGAAGTTCTCAGCCCGCGTCTTCAGCTCGCCCAGCCACTCTTCGCGCTGCATGGCCTCGTTGGCTTCAAGGAACGGCAGGTCGCGGTATTTGCGGTTCGGCTCAAGCTCGTCCATCAGCTTGCAAATATATGCGTACTCATTGAGTGCGGCTTGGTGGTTCAACGCCCAGCCCTCGTTGACCGAGTTGCACTCAAGCAGGTCTGCCTCTGCCTTGAGCCGGTCGATTTCAGTTGAGTTGTCGTCAGCCAGCACGGCCTCTGCCGTGAGAACCTTAGCCTGACGGCGTAGGGCTTGTGCCTTCGAGTGCTCAATCTTGACGCCGATGTCGATCTTCTGGTCGTGCAAGAGCGCCCAAGCACCGTCTGCTGTGTGGCAGCTTCCCGCCATGAAGTGCTTTAACTGAAAGTCGCAATTATTGCGATGTGGCTTACTATTCATCGTTGTGCTCCTACGATGTGGTGGAAATTAAAGGGTGATACCTGCGATGCCGTTGGATGTGGCGGAACCGGCACATGATGCCACTGTAGCCGCGCCGCCTGCGCTGACCACGCATCCTGAGTAGGTGTATTTGTTGCGGGTAGTAACACGACCGCAGCTTGTAAATCCTATTGCAAAAATGCCAACCGTACTGTTCCCAGCCGCCGAACCGCAAATTGATGCGACAGTAGCGGCCCCTCCTGCGCTGACTACACATCCTGAATAGGTGTATTTATCGCGGGTGGTAACATAACCACTAGCCGTTTGCCCCAGTGCAAAAATACCAACAGTGCTGTTCCCACCCGCCGAATTATTGTTTGACGCTGCGGTAGCCGCGCCGCCTGCGCTGACTACATCACCTGAGTAGGTATATTTATTGCGGGTGGCAACACGACCACAGGGCGTAAAGCCCAGCGCAAAAATCCCAACCGTACTATTACCGGCTGCGGACCCGCCGCCTGATGCCGTTGTCGCCGCTCCCCCTGCACTGACGACATCTCCTGAATATGTGTATTTATCGCGGGTGGTGACGCGGACGAAGCAAGGGTTTAGCCCGATTGCAAAGATGCCAACGGTGCTGTTTCCCGCAGCAGAGCCACCGAAGGTCCCCACTGTGGAGGCTGTTCCGGCGCTGACTACGCACCCTACGTAGGTGTATTTATTGCGGGTTGTAGAGACGATGCAGGCTGCAATTCCCAACGCAAAGATACCGACCGTGCTGTTGCCATCCGCAGCGCCTGATCTATTAGCGGCTGTGGCGGCAGTACCGGCGCTGACAGCGTCACCTGAATATGTGTACTTATTACGGGTCGTAGAAGCGCAAGGCGCATTCCCCAACGCAAATATACCAAACGTGCCGTCCAGCACGAAGTTCGGTGGCCACAGCCCCTGACCGACTGCCTGAAACTGCTGGGAGAGGGACCAGACCCCGCTGTACGAGGGCATCAGATGTTCTCCTTCAGCATTTTCTTGCGGCGTCCCCAGAACACATAAGCGGCAGCGCTGAGTTTAGCACGCGTCTCATCGGAAATTGGCTTTTTATTTTTAGCTGCTATGCTCATTTTTTGTATCTCTTCCGGCGTCCGCTTGCGGCCTTTATTAGCAGCGCTAATTTTAGCTTTTGAAGCGTCTGTATGCGGTGAGCCCTTTCTGCCCGTAAGCGTAGCAGAAATCTTAACACGCTGCTCTGGTGTCACAATCAACCCGCTGGGGCCGTGACCGCCATCAGTAAGATTAACGAGGGCAACACCTGAGCGACGCAAGCACTTGATAAGACCCATTTCCAAATCGAACGCGGTGCTTTCGTCGGAGCAGTCCAGCTTCCCGATTAGAATGTTGCGCCTGTCGTATTTCGCAACGACATTCTTGTGGTGCTGGTTCCGCTTATGGAACATGTTCAAGCGCCTGCCATTGCCCTTGCCAATGTAGAACGGCGTCCCATCAGGCTTGGCGTGAATGTACGCGTAGAACTGCTTGCCGTTCGCATCCGGCAGCACTGAAGGCTTTGCTAGGGAGCCGCTGTACGATGGCATGGATTACGCTCCCTGCTTTGATGAGAAGTGTGTCATGTCGTGATGCCGATGATGCCGTTGGATGCGGCGGAACCCTCGAAGGAACCTGCGGTAGCCGCACCACCAGCGCTGACAACGCAGCCTGAGTAGGTGTACTTATTGCGGGTAGCAACTCTGCCGCATGCAGTGCAGCTTAACGCAAAGATGCCAACGGTGCTGTTGCCTGCCGCAGAACCATTTTTAGATGCAGCCGTTGCCGCGCCCCCTGCGCTGACGACATCGCCTGAGTAGGTGTATTTGTCGCGGGTGGTTAATCTAGTGCCGCAACTATTCTGCCCTAACGCAAAAATACCAACCGTGCTATTTCCCGCAGCGGAGCCATAATACGAACCAACTGTTGCCGCTCCCCCCGCACTTACCGCGCAACCAGAATAAGTGTACTTATTGCGGGTTGTGTAAATGCCGTTGGTGGCGACCCCCAAAGCAAAAATGCCAACGGTGCTGTTGCCTGCCGCAGAGCCTACTTCAGACCCCACCGTAGCAGCTCCACCTGCGCTTACAACGCAACCTGAGTAGGTATACTTATTGCGAGTGGTTGACCCTTGAAAAGTACAAACTAACCTACCAAGTGCAAAGATGCCTACTGTGCTATTGCCTGCTGCGGAGCCATAAAAAGACGCCACAGTAGCTGCTCCGCCCGCGCTGACTACACAGCCTACGTAGGTGTATTTATTGCGAGTGGTGACGGGGCACGGTGCAATCCCTAACGCAAATATACCAACGGTGCTGTTACCCGTAGCGGAACCTCGGGATGAAGCCGCTGTGGCTGCTCCACCCGCGCTGACGGCATCGCCAGAGTAGGTGTATTTGTTGCGGGTGGTGACGCGGCCACAACTGGCGGTGCTACCCAACGCAAAGATACCAAATGTCCCGTCCGCTGACGGGGTAACGCTATTACTAAACGCGCTAATCGGTGACGGCCCATAGCTGTTCAGTGCAAAGACACCAAAGGTGTACGCGGTGCCGTTGGTCAGACCGGAGAACGTCAAAGGTGAAGCGGATGCAGTCGCGGCAACATCGCTCGGAGTAGACCGCCCGGTATAGCCGGTGATCGCAGAACCACCCACATTGGTCGGCGCGGTGAAGCTCACCGTCGCGGACGCATTACCTTCCGCAGCCGTGCCAATAGTAGGCGCGTTCGGGGCTTGCAGCGGGTTAAACCCGACGCCGAGAATGCCGCCTTGAAACCGCTTTGACATCCGCTTTTATCCCGCAAATTCTTGGTAAGTCACCGTCATTGTAATCGTATTGCTGGTGCCAGCCGTCGCGCCGAGTGACGTGTTGGCGGCCAGTACAACTGGCGTTGTCGCGTCGGAGACTATCAGCGATGCGTCGGCAGGCACTGAGATCGTCGACGCCATCGGGAAGGCCGTGCCACCCAGAGCGGCTGCGCTGTAGCGCGACACGCTAATGTCTGCGGCGTTCGTGCCATCGACGTTGGCTGCAACGATTGAGATGACCTTGAACACGCGGCCAGACGACGCGGCGTTTGACAGCAGCGACGTGGCACTCGTTGTGCTCAGGGCGACGTTGACGGTGAACTCACCGATCAAATTGTTGGGGGCTACATAGGCCATCAGTTACCTCACGAAATCTCAAGAATGGACATGACGGCATCCACAGAGGTCGCCGCAGAGGACTTAACCCGAAGGCTGTCGCCAGTGATCAGAACGACCTTCTCATCGCCGCCAATCGGGATAAAGGCGTTGCCCACGCCAACACCAGCGCCCTTGACCAGGTAGGCGTCGTTCGTGCCATCGTAGACGGTCACGTCAACCGTGATCGGGGAAGTGGTCGTGTTGCAGACCGACAGGCCAATGACCGTCGTCTGCACGCCGCCACCGACAGTATAGCTGCCGACGGCTGTCAGCGATGCGCCGATGTTACGGCTTACTTTGCGAGTGAATGTATTGGCCATGTCAGCTTCCTATCACATTAAGACATGAGTTCATAGCTGACGCTAAACGTCAGCTTGCTTGCGGTCCCCGACGTGATCGAGATGGAGGTGCCCTCCTCAAGATAAATCGCCGTCGTCTTGTCCGTCACAATCAGCGATGCGTCGGCCGGAACCGAGATCGTCGAGGCGATCGGGTAGGCCGTGCCGCCGGATGGGGCAGACCCCTGAGCCACGCCGCCGTTGGTGTAGATCGACACGGTGCAATCAACCGCGTTCGTTCCATCGACGTTGGCGACAACGATCTGGTTGATCTTGAGAACCGTGTTCGATGACGCGGCGTTCTGGAGAAGCACGACAGCCGTCGTCCCCGACGGCGTAAAGTACGTCGTCTTGCCCGTGATCGTTGTCAGGGATGCAATATTTGGCGCTGCCATCGTCTAACTCCTTAAAGCCCAAAGACCAACGCCAGTGCGGTAGCGCGTGCTTGCGATACCCCCGACGCGGCTGGTGCCTGTGAAACCCATGTCGTTCCGTTGCTTACTAATACATTACCTACGGTGCTTGGCGCAACCGTTTGAAGCGCGCTCGTCCCGTTGCCGAGAAGAACAGCGTTTGCAGAGAGCGTAGATGCCCCCGTACCACCATTGTCGACCGGCAGCGTGCCAGTGACGCCAGTGGTCAACGGCAAGCCTGTTGCGCTGGTGAGCGTGCCAGAGGACGGCGTGCCGAGTGCGCCGCCATTGACGACAACAGCGCCGGCAGAGCCTACGTTGGTGCCCAGCGCCGTTGCGACGTTTGTGCCCAAGCCGCTGACGCCTGTCGAGATCGGCAGGCCGCTGGCGTTGGTCAGCGTGGCCGCAGAAGGCGTGCCGAGGTTCGGCGTGGTGAATACAGGCGAGGTCGTCAAGGCCACGTCGCCCGTGCCGCTCACGGCGTAGCTCGTCGCCCACGCCGTGCCGGTGCTGTTCGCGATGCCCGCAGCCGGGTAGACCATGCTCGACGCGCCAGGCGACCACGAGGCCGTTGTGCCGTTCGAGGTCAGCACGTAGCCGTTAGCACCGATACCAAGACGGCCTGCCGTGCTCGATCCAGTTCCGAGGATAAGATCGCCGGTAGACGTGATTGGCGACAGCGCGTTGAACGCAGCCGAAGCGGTTGTCTGGCCGGTGCCGCCCGATGCGATCGGCAACGTGCCGGTCGTCAGGGCTGATGTGGATGTCGCATAAACCGCGCCGCCAGATGTGAAGCTGGTGAGACCCGTGCCGCCATTGGTGGTGACGACGGGGCTGATCAGGCTAAACTGCGTGCCGCTGGTGAGCTGGAGGCCGTTGCCCGCCGTGTAGAGCGTGCTGTCTGAGACCTGCACGAAGGTGAGCGCCGTCACCCCGAAGGTGATGGTCCCGACGGTGTTCAGTACGTAGGTTTCGCCAGCGCCCGTGTCGCCGGCCGTCACGAAGAACGCGTCGCCCTGACCGAGGCCATTGGGGTCTTTTGATGCGTACGTGTCGGCGTCGGTCGTGCGTGTCAGCACCCAATTCGTGCTGCCGCTGCCGACCGTCGTAACCTCGTAGATGCCGTTCTCGAAGGCGTTGGTCTGGTTGTAGATTAGGATGCGGTCGCTAACCGAAGCTGTCGGGCCGTCAGGCGCAAATGCGGCTTGTGCCCCCGCATTGGTCAGTGTGGCGCCAACACCAACGCCCGCACCGCCCGGCTGGTTGTACGTTGCAGTCAGGTTGCCCGTCGTGTTTGGAACTTCGTACTTAACCGCCGTGTGATACGTGATGCCGGAGGACACCTGCGTGTCCACGTAGCTCTTGTTCGCAATTTCGGTAGCGGTTGTCGGCGTCGTGCTAATCGTACCCGTTGTCAGCGCAACAGACGTGAGCGTCGGCGTCATGCTGTAGCTCGGATTACCCCCAGCGTTAACCAGCACGCCGGTGCCCGAGCCCAAGAACGTCGTCGCGCCTGCGCCTGTCTGGTACGGAATAGAGCCAGCCGCGCCACCGCCGATGTTGGTAGCAGTGGTTGCGGTTGTCGCCGTTGTCGCTGTACCGACAGTGATTGTCGATGGGTTGACGTAGGCTGGCGCAGTGCCGTTGGACGCCAGCAGGAAGCCGTTGGAGCCAACTGGCAGCTTGTCGAGGGTCGTCGTCGTGTTAGCAAAGAGGATTTCGCCAACCGTGTAGCCCGTGATGCCCGTGCCGCCGTTGACCGCACCTAGCGTACCAGCCAGCGTCAGCGTGCCAGCCGACGTGATCGGCCCACCAGTAAACGACATGCCGGTCGTGCCGCCACTTGCGTTGATCGAGGTTACGGTACCAGCACCGGCGACGCTGATCCACTCAAGGTCAGTCGCGCCTGCATTGATAGCCAGCACCTTGCCCGCGTTGCCCGTGTAGCTCGGCAGGAGGTTGATGCGGGCCGCCGTGACCGTTGTGGCGTTCGTGCCGCCGCTGCTAATGGCCAGTGTGCCAGACAACACATAGTCGCTACCAGAGAGGCCAAAGCTAAGACCAGTGGTGCCAGCAGTGACGTCGCGCCAAACCGGAGTGCCGCCGCCGGTTGAGAAGAAGACCTGGTTGTTGCTGCCTGCCGGCCCCATATCTACATTTGAGCCATCGCTATAAAGGATGGCACCGGCAACAGGGCTTAGACTGCTGCCGGTGCCGCCACGGGCCAAGGGGAGCACTCCTGAGGTTTCCGTGGTGTCTGAGAGGTCAACAGCCGGGTGAACGTGATCGTCACGCGCAGCAACCGAACTTGTACCGGCAGAGGGTGTGCCGCCCGATTGAGGAAGGGCAGCGGAAAGGGTCAATGCAAACGTGCGGTTAGCCGAGAGGTCTCCGCCACCAGTTAAGCCAGCGCCAGCGGTAATTGTGCGGCTTGTCGGAACGTATCCGGTCAGGCTGATCGCCGTTGTGGACGCAATCTCTACGCGGCCCTTCGCATCAACCGTAAGAACCGGGATCTCAGAAGACGAGCCGTAGGTGCCAGCAACGACACCGCTATCAGCGAGCTGGCTAAAGCCAACACCGCCAGCAGCAATAGAAATGACGCGGTCAGCAGACAGATCGCCGCCGCCAGTGAGACCACCGCCGCCAGTAATCGTGCGGCTTGATGGTACAGCGCCGACAGACGCGATGTTACCGAAGCGGACCTTGTAGGTGACGCCGTTGAGGACATAAGGCAGGTATCCGTCTTGGCTCAGCCCATCGTACTCGGTGAGCTGCGAAATGCGTGTCGGAACCAGATTTGAGGGAACTGATGTCATTTACGGCTCCAGATATTCTTCAAAGTCCTCGCTGACGAGGAAGTAGCTATCGTCTTCGGTCGGCAAGCCGAGCGGATCTGTACCAATCGGCGTGTCAGGTCGCGCAAACAAAAGCGCGATCTTCTCCGGCTGCCGGGCAGGCAAGCGGTAGGGATCATACTCGTCGCGATCTTCGAGGCACACCTTGAGGCCCGGATAGTTCGGGTCGCTGTACAAGTCGTCCAGGCTAAACTTACGGCTGCATCGGCCACAAATGCCGATTGCCAGTGTCGAGCGCCCAAGAGTGTTGAGATATATGCCCATACTACCTCGTGTACATCGCTATGTTGGGCGCGATCGTCATCGGGCTGTTGTCGCGCTCTTCGGCCTGCGCCGTGTAAAGCGCCTGCTGCGCCTTGGCATCGAGCATGCCAATCATACCAACCTCGACCTCAACGATCTCCATAGCCATCTTAGCGGCCAGCATTGAGACAATCGCCTCATACCAGCGCTGCGGAACCTCGAGCTCCTGCGTCATGGTACCAACGTCCATGATGTAGCGCTGGATCCAAATCACGAGCTGGGAATAGTCTGCGCCGCTGTTGGGGACAGGCCACAGATGCATGACAGGGTTAGGAATGACGCGATCGTACCAGTATTGCAGGGAGCGATTGCTCTGGAAATACTTGTTCGGCAGGTTCGTGTAGTCGTCGCGGTTCATGCGCGCCAACGGGATCTCGGTCGGCGTATTGCCGGTATAGATCTCTTCGAAGACGAGAGTGCCGGTTGTTGCCCGCACGCGGAAGTACGGCGTAGCAATAGAGCTTTCGAGGTCGAACCAAGTCCACTCACCTGATGTGGCCACTGGGTTCTCAGTCTGGATCGTCTCCCAGACAATGCTATCGGGCGAGCGCTCAAGCGCGATCGGCACTGATGCGGCCAGCCATTTAACACCGACTGTTGTCACGAACGTATCGCCACCAAACGCAATGGTGTGCGTGGTCGATGTGGTCGTATTGACGCCAGAGACGGTTTGAAGCTGGCGGAAATTGCTGTTCAGGATGTCAACGACCTTAGTGTCGAGCACCACATCACCAACGCCGTCATAAAGCGGGATGATCTGCTTCTCGATGCACCACAGTGGGGCGCCCATGTTAGCCAGGTCGGAGAGCAGCAGATAGAGCTGGTCGTTGGCAATATCGACGTATTCAGCCGTTATGCTTTCGGCAGGCAGCTTGCATCGACGGATGGCGTTTTCGATCACCTTCCGCGTGTTGAATACTGTTTGTGATACCGTGTTGCTGTAGGCCATCAATCCTGCTCGCTGGGTTCAGTCAGCAGCCTACTAGCTCGAGTAGACATTTCTGGCCTCGGGGTTATACAAGAAGTGGAGGCCGACGGCAAGTCAACCTCCTCAATTCCCCATATTAGCACTTACCGCCTTTAGGCATCACCGAAAGTCCGCCCATAGCGCGGCGGATCATTGGGCGATTGCTGTGTGCTGGTGCCATGCTTGGGCCGCGTGTCGGCGTATGCTTAGACGCCACTATATCACCTCGGTTCATACCGCCCATGAGCGGGTTGCCAGATGATGGCTTTTGCGGGCCACCCTTCGGCATCGTGTCTACAAAAGTAGACTTGGCGCGCGGTGCCGCAGCCATATTAGCTTTAGCTTGTGTAATCACGCTGCCGAGTTTTGAATTAACTCCACCGCCCATATTCTTCTTCACCGCCTTCTTTGCCATACCATCGAGCACCTTTGATACAGCCACCGACGAGGGGCCAACAGGCTTTGCCTTCTTAGCTGGACTGGTCATGCCAAGCTCTTCGTTCGTCATGCGGCGGCCAGAGGCGTCGGTTGGGCGTGAGGACACACCCTCGGATGGGCGGCCAGCCATGCGGCGATCTTCTGCCGCAAGCTCAGCCATCGTTGCGCGCTTGCCCTTCTCGTTAAATACGCCGCCGCCAAAGCCCTTTTTCATAGGCTTTTTCGCGCCAGCCTTGCGAGCTTCGCTCATGGCAATCGCCACAGCCTGCTTCGGGTTCTTGACCTCTGGGCCTTTCTTTGAGCCGCTGTGCAGCTTGCCTGACGCAAACTCGCCCATGACTTTGGCCATCTTCTGCTCGCCCTTGACACTGCCACCCTTGGCGTACTTAGCCACCAGAGCGGGCTTGTTCATTGGACCTTCCCCGCCTGGCATGTCGGCGCGGCTGACAGTCATGCCGCCGTTGGCAAACTTGCGACCCGAGGTGGTGTCGTAGCTGGTCTTCGTGGTGTTCTTGAAACCGTCCATGTTACTTACCTTTCTTGCGGGCCGCAGCCATGTTATCAATTAAATTCGGGTAGGGTCGGCCAGCCGCCTTGGCGCGTGCCTTAGCAGATTTCTTGCGCTTGACCGACAAGTCCTTGGGCTCGCCGAGATCCTTGGGGCGCTTCTTGTCCCAAACGGGCTTTACAGCCAAGCCGCCCTTTTTGAAACGCGTTGAGATTTTAACGCCATACCCCTTCGGTGCAGCGGTGCCAGTCAAAGTGCCCAGCGTAGACCGAGGTTGGCTGATAGCAGTAGGCATTATCTGGGGGCCCATAGAACGGGCCGGTGCGCGCATAGGAACGGGCACAATGCTACCACCGCCGTCAGAGCCGCCCCCGCCAAATCCACCACCAAGGGGGCCTCCGCTAAAATCGCCACCGACAAAGGCATTCTCGCGCATCATACGATCTAACATAGCGGCATCCGCTGCGCGACGCCCGCTTACAACGATTTCTTCCGAGGGCATACTACTTACCTTTCTCCGCGCTTACGGCACGCTTGGTTCAACAGTCCCATTTGCGCCTCGCTTTATTGAGCCTGCTCTCAGGGTCCCGCGCGGCATTAGGAAACATTTTCGCCTGTCCAGCAGACCGTGCGCAGAAGCTCTTGCGGCGTGCGGCTGCCTTGGGTGACTTCTTGGCCTGCTTGGCCGAAACTGGGGGCTTGATGTCTTGGCCCTGCGCCTTCAGAGAGGCGCGGCCGACCGCATTTAAGCCGCCTTTGGGGTTCTGGCCCTCTTTACGGGTCCAGGCGCCGCCGCCTTCAGCCATCGCCAAACCGCCCTTTCGGAACGGAACGCGCAAATTGGCGCCAACCGCCTTTTGCTGCGGTGAGTAGGACAGGCCGGCGCCAAAACCACTCGGTGCGTTGTAGTTTACGCCCACGTTTTGCATACCGTAGGGCATGTTCTGACCGCCGCCGAACTGAGCATTAGCCGAAACACCACCGCCCATAGGCATATTTACGCCCATTTGCTGCATGCGCTGATCAGCCTGCATGCTCATCGAGGGCGTTGGGCCCTGCGGCTGCGGCTGGTAGTTCACGCCTGGCATATCCATGCGCTGGTTCTGCATGACGCCGAGGGCGTCGTTAATCTCGTCCCGCGCCCGAAGTGCTTTTAGGTCGAAGGCGAAATTTTCAAGCATTAGGCAATCCGCTCAGCAGCGAGGATGACAGACGGGACTGCCGGAGCAATCGCCCCGGCGGCGATGAAGTCGAGTGTCACAGCCGCGTTCTCAGGCAGCCACATGATCTCGATGTACTGCGCCGCCGTCACGGTTTCGTATAAGACGATCTGGGCAAACACCGCCCCGCCATCGGCAGCCTTGGGGATGTTCACAACGCTGGCAGAGTTCGCAATGTCTGTGCCGTTCTTGCGGAACCAGAACGTCGCGTCGTGATCGTTGGTGTCCGTGTTTTTGAACTGGATGCTCGGCGCGAGGGCGTAGGTGCCAGCCGCCGCGAAGGTGATGCGCGTCGGGTTGCCGCTGCCGTCATTGGCAATGGTGATGCCAACGGTCGGGGACGTTACGGTGTTCTCGAGCTTGACCGCCGTAGCCGCCGACACACTGCCAGTCTGGTCAGTCGTGCTGTTGGCCGAAATGTACGCGCGGCCGGCGAGCGACAGGAACGGCACCGCATTGGCGCTGTTGCCAATGTCGCTCGCCGCCACTTTCTTGCTGGTGCCGCCTTGCACCGTCTCGAACAGCTCCGTCCCCGCAAGAGGTGTGGTGGCTGCTGTGAGATCCGTGATTTTGACGTTAGCCATTATTCTTCGCCTTGGTTAGGTGTACAACACCACAACGGTGCCCGTAGAGATTACAGTCAAGCCGTTGTTTGCAGCAATCCCATTGCTACCAAAACTAACAGTGTCGCCAGCAGTGGCGCCAGTCTTGGTGTACAGGATTACGCCACTTGCGGCAGATGCGTTGTCGTAGACAGTCACGTTACCAGCGCCAGTCACAGACAAGCCAAAGAAACCAGCCGGTGTGGGCTTGATAACTACGGTGGTGTTGTTGACCACCTGATAGCCTAGTTTATCACCTATCATGTTGAACTCTCCTTCAGCTAGAAGGTGGCCGCTCAGACCCAAGGGGTAGGAACTGAGCGACCACGCAACTTATATCACGTCGTTTGCAAAAAGCGATATGCCCTAAGCGAGGGTGCAACCGTAGTTGCTGACGATCATCCAGCCGAGGGTGGTCAGGTACTGAAGGACAATCGTGTCGCCCACGTCGTTGAACGCGATGGTGTTGTAGCCAGTCTTGGTGGTCGGTGTGAGCGTGCCTTCGCCGCCGTCAACAACCATGATGATGGTCAGGATCTGGCCGTTCGCGCCGTTGGCCAGCGTCAAGGCGTCAGTGCCCGTGGTGGTCAGGCGGACAGTGCCAGAAGTGATTGGAACAGCGCCAGCGCCCGAACGGGTCGTGACCGTGCCGAACACGCGGCCGGTGAGATCGCCAGTGACGTTACCAGTGATGTTGCCAGTGATGTTGCCGGTGACAGTACCGATGAAACCGTTGGTCGATGTGACTGGACCAGAGAAAGTTGTAGAACCCATGTTCATATCCTTTTGCACAAGTCGCTCACCAGTCTGTGCATCGTCCTCTGGGAAGGTCTGGCAAGCTAATTAACCCAGTGGCTTGTGATATAGCACATACTCACGTGCCTTGGCTAGTAGCTCTATGCTGTCGTTAAAAAGACCTAAACCACGATTGCAGTTGGAGCAAAGCAGGGCGCGAATTGCGCCTGTCGCGTGGTCATGATCGATGGCAAGATCCTTGGTTTTGCCAGAAGCTTTGTCAGGCGAGGTCTCAGGTTGGTGGCAGATGGCGCAGACGCCGCCTTGGGTGTGCAGCATCTCTTGGTAGCGCTGAGCGTCAACGCCAGCGTGCTTCCATTTGCGCTGCTTGATGTAATGCGCATGGCATAGGTCTTTGGCGTAAAGGTGATTGTCGCAACCATCTATCGTGCAAATGCGCGCAGGCTTTTTGCGGTCTCTGTACATCGTATGGCCATACCGCAAGAAGCGCTGGTAGTGCATCTTGCACAGGCCCTTGGCCTTTACGGGATCTGCGCACCCATCTTCGGCGCACTCAGGAAGCTTGACCCGCTCCCGTGATTTGATGGGCGAGAACTCGGACCCGCGCATCCACTGTGAGTAATGCGTTTGGCAATAACCGCGCGCCTTGTGAGGCCGCGTACAACCATCGAACTGGCAAATTGTAGACATAAAAAAAACCCCCCTCGGCTTAGGATGCTGTATCCTTATACCGAGGAGAGTTCTTTTTCAAGCACTAATTAATGGCGGAAAACCGCCAATAATCACACGCCCGGAGTACCATAAATACCGCGGGGGTCCGTCCATCCGAACGCATAACGTTCTGTCGCTTTATAGCGCATGCTGTCGGTTTCGAAGTCGCCTTCCATGGACTTTTCAAGACCACGACGCATGGCGAGCTTCAGGCCTTCAGGCGCATCGGTCTCAACCCACCAAGCGGTGGACGAAGTGATACGCGAGAGGTTGGCCTGACCTTCCGCCAATAAACCCATAGATTTCACAGGGTTAATATCGTTGTCAGCAGTACCAGTGCGGAGAACCGACTTCAGCAGAACCTCAGCCTGGAAGACGTTGCTAGGACCAGCGACAATCTTCTTTGGCGTCAAACGGATGCGCTTGCCGTTGTTGTCAACAGCGTTGCGGATCTGAATGAGGATTTGCTCAAGCGACGTTTGCGACAGAGCCGCAGCCGTGTTGAGCTGGTTGCTGAAGGTAGCACCGTTAGCAAGCGGGTGGTTGGTTGCCACAAGCGAAACGCCATCGCCGCCGACATACGAACCGTTGAATGCACGGTTCAGAATGTTTGCGCCAAGTGTTTCTTTCGTTTCGATCAACGACTGTGCAAGGTGACGAGCATAGGTCTGACCGATACGGATGTGGTCGCCGTCTTCGACGAGCACCTTCGTCAGCGCGAATGCAAGGCCGTAGACCTTGTAGACATAACGCTGAATGAAGAGCACGCCACCCGACTGATAGGTGACCGGCATGCCGTCTGGAAGTTCCGGTGCAGCACCGAAACCGTACAGGACGGGTTCTTCGTGGTAGTTACGAGCAATGCCTTGGAAGGTCTTGAAGACCTGCGCATACTCGTCAGCCCGCTGGTCGTAGATGCCATTGAACTCTTCGTTCAGAATGGGCTCTACAATAGAGCGGAAGTCTGTACTTCTCATTGGGGTAGCCATTGTTCAAGCCCTCCTTAGATAGCGGCCTTATCAGCGACGAACTGATGTTCGCTGATTTGGACTTCAACAGTGAGAAACGCATCAGTCGCATCGTCCTGAACGGCATCGCTCAGACCAATTAGACGAACAGAAGCGTTGGCGGCAGCAGACGCAACATCAAGCGCAGCAGACGACAGACCCGTCGTGGCATTACCCACAAGCGTGTTTGCGAAGTCATACTGCTTACCGATGTCAGCAACAACGACGTTAGCGTTCGTCTGCACTTGGTAGACGATTGCCGGGTCAGTCGTGACATAGGCAGTGATGGTGGTTGCTGAAGCGGACGCAGTCCACTTGTTGCTCACGCGATAGCGGCCGTCGCTATCTGTGAACTCCACACCCTGGAACGTGCCAATGAAAGCTTCGCCCGTTGCAGCAGCAACGATTGTGCCTTCAGTTTGGCCGCCACCTGTAGATGGGGCAATCCGAACCGGTTGGTTCTGGAAGATATTGACCGCGTACCCTGTCGCGATGGTGTAAGCCACCGGACGGATCACACCCGATGGGTGTGACGAGGGTCGCAGGCCAAACGGCTGAGCAGTCGTAGTCATAGCCTTTTATCCTTTGATGGTTAAGAAACCGACCATCAGTCAAAGATGCCTCTGGTCGGAGCGTAATCGCCCACATCCCGCATCCCATCACTTTCCAGTAGTCTGCCACCAGCTCGTTCAGCTTGCTCACGCATGAGCGTGGCTGTTTCTTCGAGCTTTTCCTCTTCACGCAACGGGGCGTCGTGGTGAGCTTCCTGCATGTACCTGTAATACAGGGACAGTGGTAGCTTAGCCGCGAGCATCTCGTTAACCGCAACGCAACCAGCGTACTCGCCAGTTTTTTGCGTGACTAGTTCCATGCCCGGTACATCTTCAGCGCGGATCAACTCGTAACCGAGCCGTGAGCGCTGTTGGATGGTGTCGGACTTGTTAGTCGTCGTGAGCCAGCAAACATGATAACCCGGAATGTCGGGGATATTCGGTAAATGGTCGTTGTATAGGTTCATTCGGAACATCTCGAGCCGCTCATCATCTGTCATCTCGCGGTTTTCCGTAATGCTACGGTCCTCCGCTGCACGACTTTGCCGGCTATTCCCAAGTTCCTTCTTGAGACGGTCATCCATACGTTCTTCGGTCATTAGCTCTCTCCTTTTCTAGCGAGCTGTGTTTTCACGATCATAGGCCTGATACGCCTTCAAGTAACGGGTGCGGGCGACAGGGTCATCCCACACTCCGGCGTCGATCATAGCCTGTTTTCTTTCCGCTGTCACTACCACTTCGTTTTTAGTCGAAACAGGTGCGTGTTCACGGGTTGTGCCTGTCGGCGGAGCCTTGCGGCGCGGTGCCGCTTGGTTACGCGCAGGGGCACCATCGTCGCCAATCCGCGAAGCAACGCGGCGTGTCAGCTCGTGCCAGTACTCTTCAGAGGACGGGTTCCAGCCTTCGGCCGCAAGCGAGTTGTCGATCGCTTTGGTAACCGCGCTGTCCTCGTCGCGGCCCTGTGGGTTGTACCACGGGTTCGCGTCAAGCCACTGCTTGGCGTAGTCCACGACGCGAGGGTCGGCCTGCGGCTGTGCCGCCTGTTGCGCATACTGCTCAGCTTGCTGCTTGGCCATGCTAAGCTGCTGGGCGCGCTCCTTGGCCTCGTCACGCAGACGCAGAGCAACAGTCACGTCGTCACCGTTGCCGGCTTCGACTGCGCGGGCAATGATAGTCTCAGCTTGCTGCGCTTCGTAAAGCGCCCGCTGATACTGCTGGTCGATCGTCTGGGCTTGCTGCGAGAGCGTGTTGCCCTCGACGGCGCGCAGACGTGCCTCCATTGCCGAGTTCTGTTGACGCAGGTATTCGAGCTCACGCTGCGAGCGCTCCTTAGCCTGCTTCTGAAGCTGCCGCCGCTTAGTGCGCTGATCGCGGACCTTCTTGTTCTTGTCGACGATCTCGTCTTCGCTGTCATCTTCCGAGACGCCAGTGCGCTCGTCCTCGTCAGCGTCGTCATCATCATCGTCCAGCTCGTTAGCCGGAGCGTCGTCTTCCTGAGCTTCCGGCTCCGCGCCGGGCTCGACGATTACCAACTCTTCGTCGTCTTCATGTTTTACTTCAGCCATGACCGGCTCCTTTCGTTAGCCTTATGGATCACACGAAGGCCTTCATCGCGAGCGGGTCGCCCGTGACTTTGCCGATGAGATCCAGATCGTTGAGGATTACGAAGATGATCTCCTGATCATCATCGATCTTAACTGTCCACTTATCGCCGCCGTATTTAGGGACGCGGACAAAGTCCCCTGGCAGTGCCCACGAACCCTCAGGCCAAGCCTCTTGGGTGTTGCGGTTCTTGTACGCCAAGTCGCCAACCGCCACCACCCTGGCAACCTGCGTGTTCCAAGTCTCAGTGTCCTTGGTGTCGCCGGTCAAGATGATGCCGCCAGCCGTCTTCCTCTTTGCCAGACGGATCTGACAAAGCACGCGGCTGCCGAAAGGTTGAACGCCGGGATCGACGGCCGGGAAGGCCTCATCGATATTGGCGTAATCAAAATTTACTTTATTCAAAACATAGTCTTGCATGGGTGCTCCTTCCTGCAAGTTAAAGGTCGAACTCCTTCCGCTCCTTCTCAGCCACCATGTCGATCAACGCGGTTTTGGCTAATTCCAGACCGGAATACATACCCACGACCCGTCCATACTCGAACGTGTCGCGGGATTGAGGCTGCGCCAGCGCCTCACGGGCAAGGTCTGCCTGTGATTGCTCCAGTCGCTGTAGCAGGGTCTCAATTCTCACGCAGGCGTCTTAGGCGTCGACGGGACCTTGGGCATCTCGCCCATGGCCATCCGCTTATGCTGCTTTACGCCTTCGCCCATCTGGGCGACTTGGCTTGGTTTAGGTTTATCGCTCTTAGCCATTGCGGCCTCCTTACGGTTGCGGGTTAATCCCGGTGCCCGTGGACACCGCGATGCGTTCGCCTGTCTCGACTTCGAGCTGTGCCAGCTCCATTGCCGTCAGGTTGTCTTGCGTGTTCATTGCCTGGCGCACTTGCAGCTCGGCCATCTTGCGCTGGGTCTCAGCCTCTTGGCGCTGCTGGTCAGAGGCCATGCGCGCCTGCATCTGCTGCGCGTCGAGCTGAAGCTTAGCCGCGTCCATCTGCGCCTTCTGCTGTGCGTCCTGCGCATCGAGTTGAAGCTTGGCTGCATCCATCTGCGCCTTCTGCTGCGCGTCCTGCGCCGTGAGCTGGAGCTTCTGCGCGTCGATTGCCGAACGCTGCTGATCGCGCTGCGCCTGCATCTGCATCTGCTGCTGTACGAGCTGCACGTTCGGGTCCATCGGAGGCTGCGGTGCAAGCTGCTGCATGATCTGCTGCGCCTGCGCAATGACAGGCGGCAGCGATGCGAACACGTTGGCCGCCTCGGCTGCCACGGTCTGGGACGCCTCGGCCAACATGGCGTCGAACGCCCGCTTGGCTTCAGGGTCGCGGATCTCTTTGAGCATGTCGCCGATGTCGGTGCCGGTCGCCTCGGTGCCCAGGTCGAATACGCTGGTAGCGTACCAGAGCGCGATGTGCTCCTTGAGGTGGTTGAGGATCGCAGGGATGAACGTCGGTGCAATGAGCGGGTTCATGCCCAGCGCTGGGTTCATCAGATACGCAAGGTGCGTCTTGAGGTGGGCGATGTGGTCCTGCTCGGGGAACGCCACGATCGGCCGGGCCATAGTCGCGGCCACGTTCTCGTTCACCGCGTTCTGCTCCTTCGGCTCCAACGCCGGGTTGAGCAGATCCTTGGCGTTCGGGATCTTCAGCGTCTCGAGGATGCGCTCCTCGACCTTGCGCTGGTTGTA